CATCCGCAGAACCGCCTCTCATACATTTTCTTTTATTATGGCAACTCGTTCCCGCATCGGTATCCAACTCAAAGACAGTATTCGTGTCCTGTCTGTTTATCATCATTGGGACGGTTATCCTGAGTGGTTGGGTCGTATTCTCACCACACATTACAATACTCGTGAACAAGCAGCAGAGCTGATTGATGGTGGCGATATGTCATCCTGCTGGAGTGACAAAGTGTGGGGCAAAGATCGCACTGATGGTCAAAAGTATGGTCCTGAGTATTATTCTGCTCGTGGTGAGAACTGCCCTCCTCGTCTTGATGACCTCTTTGAATATCTTGACAAGAAAAACAATGAGGAGTATGCTTATGTTTGGACTGTAAATGACAAATGGGTCTGTATGAATATGAATCAGTTCAATGACAATAACCCCGAAAAGGTTGAAATTCCCGCAGGAGCACTTGCAGTATGATTAATTACGACGATGACCGCCAAGAATTGCAAACAGAACGTATGATTGATGATTTCATTGCTGAATGTGAAATTGAAGCAGCAAAATTAGAAATCACTGTTGACTACTACATTGCCGAATTCATCTGACATGACTCAAAAGTTTCTTTACATTGTTGACCATTTCATTCCATTTCCCCGGTCTGAATATGGTGGCATTTGGAATGTTGTTGCTGAAAGTGACAATGAATGTTTTGATTTGATTGTTGCTGAAGATGATGGATTGAATGATGATTACTATAATCGTCTTCGTGAAAACATCATGAAAGCACCAACATATGCCATTTCTGAAAATCTTGATTCCTGTATTGTTGAACAATTCACAACGTGATTGAACTTCCCCCTGATTTTATTCATGAACCACCAAAAGGATACTCCTATGAGGTCACTCAGCACAAGCGAAACTTGTTTGCTATTTGGTTATGTCACCATGCCATTTATTCTTATAGCAGTGATCCTGTTCGCACAATCTGGGGATTCTACGATGCAAAGAAGAGATGCTATAAGGCCCCTATTAATGCCACCAAGCACGGAGATACGGTAGACATTTGTGATACCAGACCCTATACTGCAATGCAACTCAATCTCAATCCATTGGAGGCAGCATTTTTATGAAATATACTCCACAGGTTGATGATTATGTTAAGTGGGGAAATCATAAAGGTTGGGTATATTTTGTTGATAAGGATTACATCACGATTGAGTTAAGTGTAAAACCAAAACCTTTCTGTGAATATACAAGAGAGGAAAAACACAAGTATATTCACACTCTGCTTTGTTGCTTTCCTTGGGATTGGAAAGATCTAGAATATATTCACACAAGAAAAAACAAATATGGAAAAACTTTGGAGGATATGGAAATATTCGTTAGGGAGTTTTAGTGATGGAAAAACAGAACCTTACGATAATTATGTTGCTTGCATTCGCACCTGTATATTTGTTAGTTACATGGTCACTAACTTTTTTATTGTATCTGGAGTAATCAGACATTGGCATGATGTACCGAGTAAACTATCTCAAACCGAAGAAAAAAGGCTATGCCAAACATACAGCAACATTCCTTGATATTGAAGGTGCTATTATGTGGCAAGAATATGTTGAAAAAAATCTGAAAGCAGTGGACGCTCATATAAGTGTCCACTAATCTCCCACAAACCACCAAACCCGTGTATATTAACAGAGTCAAACAAATGCAACACATGGACGACTTTTGGACTGAGATTCAGGACATGCCAGGAGAAATCTTCGACATTACCGAACTGGAGGAGAATGACTCCAAAATGAATATCCAACTTGACGAATTCAACCAAACCGATTACACTGTCTGATGAACTTTCCAACTGATACTGTCAACGTCTTGCCACATCTCAAGGAACTCCGTGATATTTGGAGAACACAAGATTTTCGTTTTACTAAAGACCAACAAGAGCAATATGATATGCTAATGAAAGCACGTCGTGAGAGAGTTTTATGGTTCTATGAAACTGGACGTGTGCAGGTTGGTCCTAAGATTTCTGTCAAGAAAGAGGAGGAAACTGAAACCGAGGAATGATAAATAAGGAGAGGTAATACTCTCCTTTTTCAATGAAAACTTTCAAACAATTTATGACTGAGGTGTATGATCCTGAAGTTCAGGGTAGATCACAAATCAGAAAAACTGGAGAAGGTGGAAGAGTTGGTGCTGATAGACGTAAAACAGAACCAGAAAAACGTAGAATGAAAGCTGCTGGTGGCGGCAAAATGGTGCCAGCAAAATCATATAAAGATAGAAAAGATATAGGAACACAGAAACAAGTCTCTACAAAGGAGCAACAACCACAGAAAGAACGTGGCACTGCTGGTCTATCAATTAGAGACCAACAACGCAAGGCAGCGATGGAACGTCGTGCAAGAAAGTCTGGTGCTAAAACACCAACAGCAACACAACTTCTTACCAAAAAATCTGCAAAGAAAGTAAGTCCTACTTATACACCAAAGAAAGCATCGGGTAAGAGTGCTGCTGAGCGTAAAGCATTGACGAAGAAAGGTGAAAGAACTCTGAGAGATATTCAACTTAAGAATCTTGGCAAGAAGTCAGAGAGTGAGCTAAAGAACCCCATCACACAGAAAGAAATCACCCGCAGGAACAAAGCAAAGTAAAGGGGGGTCGCCTAAAGCGTCCCAGTAGTGTCTAGAATCGCCTGCAACACCCTTGACAAGTGTTGCAGGTGGATTTATACTGTTGTTATCTAATTCTCTTTGATGTTCACTCTTCGTCCACATCAGCAACGCATCCTAGATCGTATGCTTGCATATAACAAAGGTCAAGTGATTGTTCCCACTGGTGGTGGTAAAACTCTTACCATGATTCTTGATACTCAGCATCGTCATGATGTTATCAAGAATGGCACCACTACAGTTGTTGTAGCTCCACGTATTTTGTTGGCAGAACAACTGTGCTCTGAGTTTCTTGAAGTGATTGATCCTATTGACAATCATCTTCATGTTATGCACGTTCATAGTGGAGAAACATATCATTATAGCAACACAAGTCCCGTGAATATCAATGTGTTTACTAACACTGCACGGAACATAGGTGAGAATGTTATCATCTTCACCACATATCATTCTCTGCATCGTATTGTGGATGCTGATATTGAGGTGAATACGATTTACTTTGATGAGGCACATAATAGTGTCCAACGTAACTTTTTTCCTGCGACTGAGTATTTCGCAGAGAATGCAGATCGTTGCTATTTCTATACTGCAACTCCAAAACATTCTCTGACTGTATCTAAACCAGGAATGAATGATGGGTCTGTTTATGGTCAGGTTCTCATCAATGTTCCTGCTCCTGAGTTAGTCGAACAGGGTTACATTCTTCCTCCCAAAGTTGTAGTCAAGCAACTGCCTATGATTAAAGGTCGCAAGGTTGTATTTGCTGATGATTGTGACAACCTGATTGAAACTATCGATGACAACAACATCGACAAGACTTTGATCTGTGCTCGCACCACAAAACAGATTATCAACCTTTTGACTCACTCTGATTTCTGTGCTGAGTTGTATCAGCGTGGATATTCGTGGATGACGATTACATCGAAGACTGGTGCAATCATTGATGGTAAGAAAGTTGACCGTGAAAAGTTCTTTGACACACTGAACACATGGGGCAAAGATCCTGACAAAAAGTTTGTTGTTATCCACCACAGTATTTTGTCTGAGGGTATCAACGTGAGTGGTCTTGAGGCTGTTATCTTCATGAGGAACATGGATTATATCTCAATCAGTCAATCGATTGGTCGTGTGATTCGTTTGGGTGACAAATCTAAGACCTTTGGTTTAGTTTGTATCCCAACTTATGACGCTGTGGGTATTGGCACGGCCCGTAAAGTTCAGGCAGTTGTTGATGTTGTGTTTAATCAAGGTCAACCCGCTATCAGTGAGATTCGTCGATGAACAATTCTAAGAACTTCCAATCTGTCCATTCAAAACCATTTGATGAGGCAAGAGAAAGAGTTAGAAAAGCACAAGCGTTGATGCAAGCGAAGCAGAGAATGATCAATGAGTTACCACCACCAGGCAGTGCAATGTATAGGTACTTTGATGATCCAAAATCAAATCCTAAACCATACTCTGAGCAAGTAAAACGAATTGAAAGTTTAACTTATGAAGATGTATTTGGTAAACCATCCTATTCAATTCATGGGTTTACTTATGATAATTATAAAAATCAACAACCTCATAAGTTCACAGAAATGAAAAGAGAAATTCAGAAGATAAAAAAAATGATTACTATTGATAAGGAACAAGAACTAAAGTATGTTATTAGTGAGATTCGTCGATGTCAATGAATTACACAAGAGCAGATATTATCAACGCATTATGTGCAGAGTGGGACTATCTTTGCCATGATGATTTTGATCCTGAAAATGATCCTACAACAGAAGAATATCGTGAAGAGCTTCAAGAATATACGTTAGAACAATTGATTGAAGAAACATCAACTGGTGAAGGTTACACACTTGAAGAGTTTATGGAGAATTGGGTTTGAATCATGAAGGGGGGTCGTCTAAAGCGTTTCAATAGTATGAAGAACACACACCTACAACACCCTGAAGATTCTATTCTGACGGGTGATCTTTCTGTCCTTAATTGGTTCACCACTGACGGTGAACTTTCCGTGAAAATTGATGGAGCTCCTGCAATCGTATGGGGTACAAATCCTACTACTGGCAATTTCTTTGTCGGTACAAAATCTGTATTCAACAAAAAACTAATCAAAATCAATGAAACGCATGATGACATTGATCGCAATCATTGCGGGATTGTTGCTAACATATTACACCATTGTTTTGATTACCTTCCTCATATCAGTGGGGTTATTCAAGGTGATTTTATTGGGTTTGGCGGTGATGATACTTTTCGCCCCAATACGATCACTTATGTCTTTGATGAAATAATCGATCAGAATATCATCATTGCACCACATACTTTGTATGCAACTGATGGTGAATTGAAAGATGCCTACACTATCAATGACATGGTGGATATGGAGATCTTTGATGACACTGATTGCTGCAAATTTGTCAAACCAAAGTGCTGGCAGATTGATGAAGATTTTGATGAGATTGTATCATTTGCTCGTCAAATGTCTATGCTCTGTGAGTTTGTTAGCGATAAGCAATCGCAACAGATTCAACAACAACTTAACAGCATCATTCGTGCTGGTCTGGATATTGATGACCTGACTCTAGATGCACTGGCATTTGCTAATCAAATT